AGAGGTGGTTGATTTTGGCGCCATTATCGTTGATAGAAATGGGGAAATTCATAAAAGAATCGCCGTATTAATCAAGGGCATTTTCGGCGTGGAAGAATTGTTTTTTGATGTTAATTCCAAAGACGAAATTTGGACAAAACGCGGATTGGAGAAACGGAATCAGAATTACGTGGAACATTTGAATAATGGAACACGAATGCTTGCGAGTGTATCGGCCATTAATAAATGGCTTATGCAAGCAATGATAACTTATTCTCCAAGTGTAACCGCTTTCAATCTTGCTTTTGACAAAGACAAATGCCAAAAAACCGGAATTGACTTGTCCATCTTTACCGATCAATTCTGTTTATGGCACGCCGCTATCGGTCACTTTGGGAGCACGAAAGCCTTTCGAGCGTTTGTTTTGGATAATCATTGTATTAATCCGCCCACGGAATTGCGCAATTGCACGTATCAAACTAACGCGGAAGTAATGGCGTCTTTTCTTTCCGGTGGCATGTTGCCCCCGGAGCCACATACATCTATCGAGGATTGTATTGATTATGAATTGCCGATTTTGAGAGCCATTCTCAAGCGCAAAAAATGGCGTGAAAAAATCAAACCTTATAACTGGCGGGATTATCAATTGCGTCATGGGTTTATCGCCAAGTAGCACCCCGTAGCACCCCGTAGCACCCCGTAGCACCCCGTAGCACCCCGTAGCACCCCGTAGCACCCCGTAGCACCCCGTAGCACCCCGTAGCACCCCCGTTTTTCAATTTTTTGGAGCAAATAGCATGAACAAGCAACTTTTTGAGATGCACAATGATTGCAAGGTTTATCATTTTCCCGTGTACGGTGTAACCGTAGCAATCAAGGAAGCGTGTAAGAACGGCGACTTTCTACACTTTGCCATCGCACAATGCAGCAATGGCGATACCTACAGCAAAAAACGCGGAAAACAAGCGGTAATTGCCGCGTGGAATTGTGGGGAAGTGTTAGCCATCAGAAAGGGAAAACTGCAAAGCATGAAAAAACACGCGAAAAGTATCGCGGCATTTTTCGGCAATGGGACGAAGTGATTAACTAACCGGAATTCGCCCACTTATTAGGTGGGCGAATTAATAAAATGACAGTCGCCGAATTGATTGAAGTATTGCAAAGCGAGCCTATAGACTCACAAGTCTATTTTATAATTACTAACTCCGAAGGCACTACGGAAAAGTTAGCAGATATTGATATAATCCATTTTGAGGACAATACTACCGCTTTTTATTTATACAGGTAGAAAAAACCGCTTGCAAAGTGTACGGAAAGCCCAATAGAATATCGGCTTTCCAATACAGGATGAATGAGATGAAAAAAATACTTGCTTTTTCCGAATATCAGCGGATTAATTTTTACAAAACCCGTCGGGTATCTTTTTATCAAATTTTAATCGACGTAATTTTCCGGTAAAAAATACTTGACAAAATCGCGGAAACCCGCTACACCGCGATTTTGTCAGTTGTTTCACTTTTATCACTTCCGGGGGCGGTTATCAGACTTTTCATTTTGCATAGACGTATCGCACACCCGCGCGCGGTAAATTAGAAATTTTCTAGAAAGAGATTATAAGTGTGCTGACCCCAAACTGTAAATATTGTTAGTTTGTTCTAGTTAAAAATAGGCTTGATTTTATATTCGTATTATTGTAGAATGCACTAACAGTTAAAAATTCTACTACCAAAAGAAGGCCATGTCAACCAACGAAATAGTTCCCATCTCCCCTGAGTCTCTAGAAATAATGCAAGTGTACCTTAGCACTCAGTCAATCGCTGAAACTGCTAGGCGTTTAGGTATACATGATACTCTAGTGTCACAATATTTAAATAAGCCCGAAGTTAAAAGATACCTAGACCACGTATACCTAAGTAGCGGGTACCGAAATAGGGATAAGATAGCAGAAGTTATGGACTCGGTTATCGAGACTAAACTCTCTGAGATGGTAGAAACTGGTCTAGGTAGTACTAAAGATATTGCAGACTTGCTGACGCTAGCTCATAAGATGCGTATGGACGAATTAAAGGCTATTACGGAATACGAAAAAGCTAAAGAAGGTTCTAGTATCAAAAAGCAAACCAATATTCAAATCAACAATAACCAGCCTAATTACTCAGACTTACTTGGAAAACTGTTAGGCTAATTAAAAACTACTAGCCTACTAAGGCTAATTTAAGGAGAAATAAATGAGCTTCCCAATTTTTAGAAATTCATACGAGTGGACTACTGTAACTACTAGTGGTGAAAACATTCGTGCCACTAACCGCAAAACCGGCGAAACCTTCACAGGTACTCTAGCCGCTTTCGATGAACTAATGAACGATAGACTAGAAGGTATCGGTCTAGTTGCCCAGTCTACTATTCCCGTCGGCATCGCCCCAAGTGGTTCAGTTGCCCCTAATGGAGCTATTACTCTAGGTACTGCTCTACCAGTTGTATACTCTAGTGGTATTTGGCTAGCTCTACCTGCCGATGCTGCTTATACTGATGCCCCAGCTGGAACCTATTGGTGTGTAATGTCTAGCACTACTGTTGGTACTGTATACGACGAAGTACTAGTTGGTGTTCCTACTGTTCCTAGTGCTCCTACAGCAATCGTAGATGCTCGCGAAGCTACTAACTATACCGGCGTTACTACTGAAGTCGCTCTAGTTACTGCTACTGTAGCTGGTGGACTAGTCGGTGCTAACGGTTCCATCAAGATTAACTTCGCTGGATCGCAGAACTCTTCTGCTGGTGCTAAGACCTATGTAGTTAAGGGTGGAGCAGGAACCTGGCTATCTAGCGCTGCTACTACAACCGCTTCAGCTCTATACGACTTTACTGTTGGTAACCGCGGTAGCGCTGCTGTTAACTTTAGTACTGGCGTAAACGCTAATGGCCTAGGTGCTCGTGGTTTCCTAGCAACTACTGTAGATACTGCTAGCAACTTCAACGTTACTTTCAACGCTACTCTAGCCGTTGCTACTGACTACGTTCTTTATGAGCACGTAGAAGTCCTAGTAGCCCCCAAACTGTAAAAACTTAGTAGGCCGGTGATTTATATGCACCAGCCTATTAACCTTTAATACGCGGAAATTATACTAATGCTAAAAGTATCAAGACCTGACATAAGCACTACCGAGATTCAGGATTTTATGGTGCATGAGCGGTTCATTAAGCTTCCTATTGATAAATACCTCGAATTACTAGGAATGACTCTTAATGGCCCGCAAATTGCTATCCTTAATGCTATTAATAATCCTAAGTATAGATTCGTTACTGCTGCCGTATCTCGTCGCGTGGGCAAAACAACCATAGCGAATGTAATCGCACAAGTAATTTCTCTAGTACCTGGATGTGCAGTACTAATTATGTCACCTAATTATTCACTCTCTAGTATCTCCTTTGAGGAGCAACGTAAACTAATCAAAAAATTTGATCTAGAGGTTGTGAGGGACAACGCTAAGGATCGGGTCATAGAATTATCCAATGGTTCTAGTATTAGAATGGGTTCAGTATCGCAAGTTGACTCAGTTGTGGGTAGATCGTATGATTTAATATTGTTTGACGAGGCGGCCTTAACGGCTGAGGGTAAAGAGGCATTCGAAGTTGCTTTACGGCCAACCCTAGATAAACCTAACTCTAAGGCCATCTTCATTTCTACACCGCGCGGCAGACTTAATTGGTTTTCCCAGTATTGGCAAAATGGGTTCTCAGACCTACCGGCCTATTCTAAGTGGGCTTCAGTTCACGCAGATTATAGAGCGAATCCTCGTGCAAACGAAGAAGATATTGAAGAAGCTCGCGCTACTATGTCTAAAGCCAAGTTCGAGCAGGAGTATATGGCTAGCTTTAGTGTTTTCGAAAATCAGGTATACAAATTCGATGCAGATGCTAGCGCAGTTGAAGTAGATACTAGCGGAATGGAACATATCATGGGTATCGACGTTGGTTTCCGTGACCCCACCGCTATGCTAGTTCTAGCCTTTGATGGCGAGAAGTTCTATGCTGTAGACGAGTATCTAGAAGCAAACAGAACAACTGATGAGCATGCAGCCGTATGTAAAGAGCTAGAAAGGAAGTACGACGTACAGGTAATTTTTATTGATTCCGCAGCGCAGCAGACTCGCTTTGACTGGGCACAGAATCACGATATCTCTACTACTAACGCTACTAAGTCAGTTCTAGATGGTATCGCTTATGTTCAAGCAATTGTGGAGCAAGGTAAGCTAGTTGTTAGTCCTAAGTGTAAACATACGCTAGCAGCACTAGACCAGTACCGCTGGGATCCTTCACCAAGTCTATTGCGTGAGAAACCACTTCATGACCAGTTTTCCCACGTTGCGGATGCGCTTCGCTATGCGTTATACAGCTATCGTAGTAACGTTGGCATATATTAAAAATGAGCTTGATTTTATTTTTCTATAAGACTATAATGGCACTTATGATAAAAATTTACGAGCAAGAAAATTACAAGTAGAAGAGCATGGCAGCCAACACTGGATTGAAACGTTTAGAAGTAAAGTACGTTCGGGATAAAGCCAAAGCAAGATACCCGCATGGTGAGGTTTGCGCGATTTGTGGGGCTACAGAGCCATTAGAATTACATCACTACAAATCAGTAACACTACTTTGGGAAGCCTGGAAGAAGGCAACGGGTACTGAGATTAAAGATGTAGATGATGTGCTATTTCACAGAGACGCCTTTATAGCCGAACATCAGCAAGAATTGTATGTGGACTGCGTAACATTATGTGCTGCACACCACGCTAAGCTCCATAGCATTTACGGCCCCAAGCCTATGCTGCACACCGCAGCGAAGCAGGCGAATTGGGTAAAGATTCAAAAGGATAAGAATGCTGGAAAAACTATCTAATTATATACGCAGCAAACTTAACCCCGCTCAAGCCTTGATAGCTCAAGATGAAGGGAGTTCTATATACCCTGAGCCTTCATATAACTACGCACAAGCATATGATAACGTACCAGTTGTTCGTAGAGCTGTAGACTTGATCGTTAACGGTGCTGCTAGTTTCAACGTTGATGTTACAGAGAAACTACCTATCACAGCCGTAGTTAATAATATTCGTAAAACTAAAGTAAATACTCTTTTAAATTACCAACCAAATCTTTATATAGACATACACAAGTTCCGTAGGCTACTATACACTGACCTAGTTCTAGAAGGTAATGCCTTTATTTACTGGGATGGTGCTTACTTATATGTTCTTCCCGCAGCCAACGTAGAGATTTTAACAGACCAACTGACTTACGTCAAGGGTTATAAATATGGTGGTACCACTACTTTCCTACCTAGCGAGATTATTCACATCTGTGATAACTCAGCTACATCAATCTATAGTGGAACTAGTAGGTTAAAGTCTACAGCTGATAGTATTAATACTCGCGCTAGTATGCTATCCTTCCAGGCAAACTTCTTCAAGAATGGGGCTGTGCCAGGACTAGTACTTGTTTCTGAGAATGTACTCGGAGATAAAGTTAAGGCTCGCATGGTGGAGAGCTGGTCACGTGAGTATAGCCCAAATAAAGGTGCCAAACGGCCTATTATTCTAGATGGCGGTTTGAAGCTTGATAAGGTTTCAGACGTAAACTTCCGCGAATTGGACTTCGAGGCCTCTATTACTCTCAAGGAGAAACAAATTCTAGTATCTCTAGGTGTACCAGAGATACTATTAAACTCGGGTAATAATGCCAACCTCCAACCTAACCTACGTTTATTCTATCTAGAGACTGTACTACCCCTAGTAACTATGGTTAATAGCGCACTAGAACGTTTTCTGGGCTATAATCTTGCCCATGAAGCAAGTAGAGTCTCAGCACTACAACCAGAGATGCGAGATTCAGCCAGCTATTACTCTACTCTAGTAAATGGAGGAGTTCTAGCTCCCAACGAGGCTAGAACGGAACTACGCTACCCACCAAAGCCAGACGCAGATGAACTGCGAGTACCTGCAAATATAGCAGGCTCAGCGGCAGGCGCAGCACCGGGCGAGGGAGCCCCCAAGAAAGATGAACAAAACCCTTAAACTAGTAGCAAACTTCGAGATTAAAGCCCTAGAGGATAATAACGATGATAATGTACAGGACCGAGAGGAACTATACATTACAGGATACGCCAACACTACTGATAAGGATAGAGTTGGTGATGTAGTACTAGCGGAAGCTTGGCAGAAAGGCGGCCTAGATAACTTTAGAGCTAACCCTATTATTCTAGCTTACCACGATCACAGCAAACCAATCGGCCTAGCTACAGAACTTTCAGTAGACCCCAAAGGGTTGAAGATCACAGCTCGTATTTCTAAAGCATCTGAAGAAATCTACCAACTAATCAAAGAAGGTATCCTAAAAGCATTTAGTGTTTCCTTCTACACGAAGGATGCGGACTACGACAGTACTTCTAGCATCTTTGTAATTAAAGACCTAGAGTTGCTAGAAATTAGTGTGGTCTCTGTGCCTGCTAATCAGTATTCAATCTTCTCCGTTGCTAAGTCTTTTGAAGACCAAGAGCAATACTTAGAATTTAAAAAGCAGTTTACCCCAATCCTCACAAATACGGAAGCTCAAGATACAGATCTTGCTAATTCATCTAGTGAGAAAGAAAATGAAGGAATCATTACTATGGATAAAGAACAAATTGACAAACTAGTTGCTGAAGCTACTAACGCTGCTGCTGTAGCTGCTGTTGCTAAGGGAATCGAACTTGGCAAATCCGGCGCCGAGCGCCTACTTGCCGATGCTGAAAAGCGCCTACAAGACGTCGAAGCTACTAACCTAAAAGCTGTTGACGACCTACGTGCTGCTCTAGCAGAAAAAGCCACTGAAATCGAAGCTCTACAAAAGAGCAAGATTCAGTTCCAAGAAAAAGCCGCGGGTGACCAAGTTACCTATCAAGAGAAAGAGTCTGCCGTTCTACTAGCTAAGGCTGTTAACAAGGGCCTAACCGCTACTGGTCTATATCAGGGCCTAGTACAGAAGTACGGTGCTCATATCCCTAGTGCTACTTGGGAACTAGAAGTATCTACTAACATGCAGGACGAAATTCGTCGCGCTCTTATTCTTGACCCGATCTTTAATAAGAACATTAGCATGAATAACCCTGTTATGCGTCTACCTGTAAACCCTGAAGCTGGTTATGCCAACTGGGTACTAGAAAGTGGCTACAAAGCAGCTACATCTAGTGGTACCGCACAAGACCACGTGCTTAAGGAAATCAACCTAACAGCATATAAGCTAGCTACCAAAGAGTTCCTTGGTACGGAAGAAGAGGATGATAGTATTGTTCCCCTTCTACCAATCATCCGTGATGCTATTGTTAGACGTACTGCTAAAGCATGGGACAAAGCGCTTCTACGTGGCGCAGGTGCTGGATCTGACCCTATCAAGGGCATTATCACAACTGCTAATACCACACTATACACAACTGCTGGTGGTGAACAGGTTCAGCTAGCCGTAGCTTCTAAAGCCACTGTTGCTCACCTACTATCCATGCGTCGTGCCCTAGGTACCCGTGGTCTTAATCCTAGCGAGCTAGTATACATCGTTTCTAACGAAGTTTACTACGACCTACTAGAAGACACTAACTTCCAAACTATGGATAAGGTTGGCACTCGTGCTACCCTACTAAGCGGTCAGATTGGCTCTATTGCTAATACTCCGGTTATCCTAAGTGGTGAGTTCGAAGCTAAGGCCGCTACTAAGTTTGGCGCTGTTATTGTTAATCAAAACAACTTCCTAGTTGGCCGCTATAAGGGTCTACGTGTTGAGTCTGATTACTCCGTTGAGAATCAGCAACGTCTAATCGTAGCGTCCCAGCGCGTTGGCTTCCAACAAATCTCCAGTGTTGAAGGCTCTGGGGTCTGTAGCTTCAAGTGGATTGCTTAATTAGTAAGTAACAAAGAAGATTGGGTTTCGGCCCAATCTTCTCTATTAGCATTAAGTTTAGTACTAATAGAGAAGATTACGGGAGCTAATAAGCTCCCATTTTTGTATGGAGAAATACATGCTAAATATTAGAGCTAACCTATGGCTTTAACCATAACAAGAACAATACTTTCTGGTGCGATTTACAAGATCGTCATGACTGGGTTTGTCGAGAGTGGCACTGCCAGCTCAGGAACACTAACTACACTAACTGACACTAGTAAGTCACGCACGGTTAACGCAGATATCGGTAGGTGTATTTTTATATATACTGGAACCGGCACAGGAGCTGTCGGATGGGTAAGTTCCAACACCGCAACTGCTTGGACGGTGGAGGCGTTCTACCTCCCCGACTTCCAAGGCGGTGTTACAAAAATCACGCCGGACAACACCAGCCAATATGGGCTGTTGGGAACAGATGCCGATATTTATGCAGCATCCGTTGCAGGTGGTTGGGGTGCCGTAACTCTAACCGGCAATACCTATTACTTCTCAGATTGCCTATATATTGGTGACGGCACAAATAAAACAGGAATTCAGTTTACTAACAATGCGCAGTTTGGCATCTATGGAACTCCGAGAGCCTTTGCCAGCGCAGCTAACACTGCTGTTGTTCTTGGGCGCAGAACCAAAACAAAGAGCACGAGAAACGGTGTAATACTGCTTGAGTATTGCACAAGGGCCGATTCATCGGCTGGTGGATACGGAGCTAACTTCGGTGCACAGTGGGACGACCTTGCAGGCTATGTGTACGTTTATGGTTCAACGCTGAAAAGCAAGTTGCACAATGTACCTGTCCCCAATACCCAATCAGCGGCATTTTACCTTCCATATAAGTTCGATTTTCTACAATCAAACGTTGACTCTGACGGTTTTGCATTGTTCAGTACAATACTTGGCTCTTTCTCTCGCTGCAACATCACGAACGGCCAGGGTCTTCCGCTACCTTTGTGGTTGTATTCGCCAAACGTTACTTTTGATGATGTAACTATTTACGCATCTTATCAAGGGTTACGGATTGCATATAACTATGATGGCGTACTGAAAAACTGTAATTTAATTGATAACACCTACCCTGTTCATCTTTACGGGGCAGTTAATGATTCATCAAAGTTCAGCGGCCTGCTTCGTCTGATAAACACACAAGCTGACCTAACCGCGATTTTGGTAGACACCTATGTTACCGGGTCTATCCAGAAGGAATATGAGTGGGGGCTAAACGCTAATAATGGTACCAACCCAATAGCGGGTGTCAAGGTATATGCTACAAATGCTAGTGGTACAGAAGTTGTAAATACTATTACTGATGCATACGGCAACATACCAACACAAAGTATCATCGTTCAGAAACGTACAGGGTACGCTGGGTCACTAGTAAATCATGCACCACACACCTACGGCTTCAGAAAATATGGATACTTTTCTGATGGCGCCACAAAAACCCTGACTTCAAAAACTGATGATGGTGTAAAACTACGGGTTAGTCCTTACGTTGTTGCTAGTGAAGCTACCGCAGCCGCAATGACTGGTATTACTGTTACTAGTAGTGCAACAAGCCTAAGTTCCTCACATAGTCTTCAAGACATTTATGACCGTGGGCAGTACCTATCACAGCAAAGTTTCATTACCGAACCATGGACTACTTCTGATGGTATTACATTCGTTCAGTCTACTGGCCGGGTATTCACGCCAGGTTCTTATATAGACTGGGGAACTAGTAGACTAGTTGGTGGTACTGTTACTTTCGGTACACCTGGCCCGTTCTCCCCGCGCATTGGCACCATCACTGTGCGATTTACAGCCGCGGGCACATACGCTATGACGGATGCTGACTTTGGTGGGATTGTGACTTTTACTAATACTTCTGGGGGTGCAGTCACAGTTGAACTACCTGCTGGAATATCTTATGTAAACACCGGGCCAAGTGTCACCATTGTAGAACCCCAAACTTACCAAAGCGTCACCCTTACGGGTGGCATCACGGGTTCCAGGGTACAACTATATGACTTAACATCTAGTACAGAGGTGTACAATGCTATACCTAGTAGCTGGCCATTTACTTGGACAGATAGTGTACCTTATATAGCAGATAGACAGATTAGACTTCGTGTAATGAGTCAACCTGGTACAACAGCAACACTACTTATAGACCAGGTTATTGGAACTGCTACAGGCACCTCTCCGGCTATATCATTTTTAGTTGGTCAGGTAGTGGATACTGTGTACAATACAAATGCTATTGTTGGTTCAACTGTTACAGGCGTTGAAATTATTGATGGCACGTTACGAGTACAGGTATCTACTGGTACTATTACTTGGCAAGAGCTATATGCTTATGAAACGTACTGGCTATTCACCGAAGAAGGTATTAGAGACGAAGGTAGATTCGCCTTCGCACCTGACCCTTCTAACTATAAATGGTATGACTTTAAGTTAAAGAATACTATTAGCCCTTCTGCCCCTCTAGTAGTTTCAGGTGGATACGGAGTAGACGGAGATACTGGCACTTCTATAGCAATGATAGATACTACTGGCGGAACTATTATTATGGCTGTAGACCATGTAGTAAATAATATAGTTACTGTTGGTGGCTCTAACATTATTACAGGGGATATCGCTGAAGTAACATCTAAGGTTCAAGCAGGTCTTACTGCCCAGGGTTACACTGTTACTAAGGCGGGCTACTTAGATGCCACTATTAGTTCCAGAGCTACTATAAGTGGTATTGAAACCTCTGCTGTACTAGCAAAAGAAGCTACAGTAGCCACAATTCCTACTAGTACTTTACTAAGTACAGATATAAGGCTTAATAATCTAGATACTACTATTAGTTCCAGAGCCACTGTAAGTGGTATCGAAAGTTCTACTGTACTGGCTAAAGAAGCTACAGTAGCTTCAATTCCTACTAGTACGCTATTAAGTACCGATGCAAGGCTTAATAATCTAGATACTACTATTAGTTCTAGAGCTACTGTAAGTGGTATCGAAAGTTCTACTGTACTAGCTAAAGAAGCTACAGTAGCTTCAATTCCTACAGCTACGCTACTCAGTAATGACTCTAGACTTAATAACCTAGATGCTACTATTAGTTCCAGAGCTACTGTAAGCGGTATTGAGAGCTCTACTGTACTAGCAAAAGAAACCACAGTAGCTGCAATTCCTACTACTACACTGCTAAGTAGCGACTCTAGACTTAATAACCTAGATGCTAATATTAGTTCTATATTAGCTACAGATATTGAAAGTGGTTTAACCTTGGGGGATATGTCCAAGATTATACTAGCAGCAGTAGTAGGCAAGACTGCTGGAGTAGGTTCTAGTACAGAAACTTACTTAGCCCAAGATGGTACTACTCAGCGTATAGTAGTAGGTTTTGATTCTGATAACAATAGAACTTCGGTAACTTTAGATGCGCAGTAAACTGTTTAGCTCAAGGATATTCAGAACTAAACTATTTTATACTAAGATAGTGGAGTTGCTTACTACTCCACTATCTAGAATAATTAAAGTTAGGAGATTTTAATGTATAGAGTAATACCTATTCAAAAAGAAAATAGACTAGTACCTATAAGTAAAGAAATTAGACTTATAACAGTGCATAAAGACACAAGAGTAGTTCCAGTTACACAAGGATAGTACATGAAATTCAAGAAAGACCCAAATGCTGTACTAGACTACTTAGTAGACTTCAAAGCTAAGACTAATAGTACGGGGGCAGAAGACTATTTACAGACTAGTGAAACTATTACTTCTGCTACTGTAGTAAGTTCGGCGCCTACAGACTTAGTAGTTGATAGTAGTACAGTAATTACTAATAATACATGCGTACTAATTTGGTTGTCTGGTGGAACACTAAATAATACGTACTCAATTAGAGTACGTATTGTAACCAGTCTAAACCGCACAGATGATAGAACTTTTCAAATACAGGTGGTAGAACGATGAGCTTACTGTTTGATCTAGATGAGTACAAGCTAGCCTCAGGAATTGTCAGCACAGATAAGGATGATAAACTAGAAGCTCTAGCAGCCAGCGTTAGTACTTTAGTAAAGTCATATTGTGCTAGGACTTTTGTTGACTACTTCACAACAGATAAAACCGAGTACTATAATGGTGGTAATACCACTTACGCACCAGAAGAGTTCCCTATAGTATCAATTACTTCTGCAGCTTATTCCAGTGATTATGGCCAGACATATACACCATTAGTAGTATATACAGACTATGTATTAGATAACTCAAAAGATGTTATTATACTATTTAATGCTGATACTGTAGACTCACCAAATGCTTATAAATTAGTATATAAAGCGGGGTATAGCACTGTACCAGCGGACCTAAAATTAGCGTTATACGACTTAATGGATTATTATCTTAAGAAAGAGGCTACACCTAGAAAGAGTTCTGGTAGCGTATCTATTGAATATATTACTAACTCTGACTTCCCACCGCATATTAAGCGTATTCTAGACTTATATAGAGCTATACGATGACACTAGAAGAGCTACAGAAACAAGTAGACGCTCTTTTATATAGGGAGTTCTTGCGTAGTGGTATATCTCTGGAAACTACGATAGCTTTTGTAAAGAACTCCAAGTATAATTTAGGAGACTTGTTAGTTAGTATAGACGTAAATGAGGAAACTCCTGAAATCTCTGTAAAAAGAATAGTTGATAAGGTTCTTGAAAACATAGCTGATATTAAAACAAAAAAGAGCTTAAGGCAAGAAGTAGTAGATAACTTAACAAACGTAATATTACGAGGTAAGCCAGTAACATCTACTGTTGGCGTTAAGCAACTTAAATCCTCTAGCGGTAAGTTTCAGAGTATAGACCAATATGTTGCTGAACATAAAGCTTTAAAAGACCTAAAAGGTAGATACACTACAAAAGCTAAGTTCGCAGAAGAGCAGAAAAGTACTGCTTTAAGAGACTTAAAAGGCAGTTTCACCTCTGTGACTAAGCTAGCACTATTAATGCAAGCAGCACTTAAAAAAACAGTAGCAGATAACATGTTTTTACCTGCCTTGCAATACAAAACTGGTAGATTCGCTGGTAGTGTAAAGCTTACTAACCTTCAGTATGATAATAGAGCTGCGGAACTAACTGCTTACTTAACTTATATGAAGTATCCATACCAAACCTTCGAGCCCGGATACAAGCAAGGCATGATACCAGAAAGAGATCCTAGGATTCTGATTGGTGAATCGGCTAGGGAAGTGGCCATGAAGCTTACAAAAACCAGAATGAAAGTAGTGCATGTATAAAGAAAATATACTTGATTTTATTTTTAGTCTATCGTATAATGGCTATAGAATTTAAAAATCGCACACAGTATTTAAGAGGGCCCTTATGTCATCAAGAAGTTCAATTGCTAAAGTGCTGGCTGAAAAGCTAGCATTAATAAATGGGTCTAGTCCTTATAACTCTCTAGTTCATTCCGCTAATATATCTACAAAACTAAAATTCTGGGATGAAGTAAACGACTGGCCCTACATTTGTGTAGTACCGGGATCCGAAACTAGAGAGTATCTACCTGGGGACTTTAAGTGGGGGCACCTCACTGTTACACTAAAAGTGTACGTACAAGAGGAAGACCCTCTAGAAAAATTAGAACTTCTATTAGAAGATGTGGAGACAGTAATTACTCTTAATGAAGTACTTGAGTACACTCCGGGCAAGCATACTACAGAAATTCTAATAACCAGTATCACAACCGACGAAGGACTACTGGCCCCATATGGTGTGGGTGAAATTGTTCTTCAAGTTAGGTACGAGGTATAGCACAATAAATAATAAAGATTATTTAAGCTGTAAAACCTCGACGAGGAGAAATATATGGCAGTAAATTTAAGTAGAAATACTAAAGTATTCATCAGCACTAATACTACTGATACGCTTGGAGACTTTACTCCTTCCAATACCTTTGAAATTCAGGTTATGGATGGGTATACCTTCAATCAGAATACTGAACAACAAACAATTACACTATCTGAAGCAGGAACTGCTCCTGTTCGTGGTGAGCGTTCTTTTAATAGTAAACTAAACCCCGTAGAATGGAGTCTAAGCACCTATATTAGACCTTACCTAGCTTCTGGCGTTGTAACTGCTCCTGAGAAGTTCCTTTGGAACGCTCTAATGGGTTCCGCAGCTATTGATGCTACTGGTGTTGCGTTAAGTGCGGGTCAGCGTAATAGCGCTACGGAAGCTCAAGTAACTACTAGTGCGCAGCTATTTGCAGATGCAGCAGACGCTGTAGGTCAGATGATTACTATTCGGGGTATCGCTGGCAATACTGCTTATAATGCAGAATTTAAAGTTACTAGCGTTACAGGTACTACTACTCAAGTTGTGAAATTTGAGACTGATACAGACCTAACCTCTACTGCACCTACCTTTGCTGGTACACCTAAAGCCTTCAAAGGTCAGTGGCGAGAAGATGCCAGTAAGGCTATTACTAGTACTATTGGTTCTAATAGAAACTCTCTACAGTCATTTACTCTACTATTCAAGGTAGATAACACGATGTATAAAGTAGCTAGCTGTGCTGTAAACCAAGCTGATATCCAATTTGATATTACAGGTATTGCTATGATTGCGTGGTCTGGTTTTGGTACTACTCTAAGTACCCCTAGCCTTACATTCGTTGCTGGTACTCATTATACAGCTTTCCCTTCAGCAGCAGATAACTATATCACAAACAAACTAAGTACTACTACGCTAGTATCTAATATTAGTGGTACAGCAGGTACAACTTATACAGTACCTATTACTGGGGGTAACCTAACAATTAGTAATAATATTGAGTACCTAACTCCAGAGAATATGGGCGTAGTAAACAACGCTATTGGTTACTTTACAGGTAACCGCTCTATTACTGGTGCTCTAAATGCTTACCTCAAAACGGGCAGCAACGAGTCTTCGACTCTACTTGCCGATATCGTAGCAGGTCTAGCAACCACCTCTGAAACCAAGTTCAAACTACAAATCGAAATTGGCGGTGCAGCTAGCGCAACTCGTGTTGAATGCCTAATGAATGGCTGTCAGCTACAAGTACCTACTGTAGATATTCAGGACGTTGTATCAACTGTTATCAACTTCACTGCTCAGGGCTACAATGGCACTGATTATGAAATTAGTAAGACAAATAACCTAGTAGTTTCTTACTACGGGGTAGCGTAATAAAAGAAGGAGGGCTTAGCGCCCTCCTTAACTGGAGAAACCTAATAAATGTCAGTAGTTTCACTACAATCCCTATTAACCTCCTCTAAAACAGTAGAGGTAGACTACAGTTCTGAGAAGCCAGGGTTCAAGGTTAAAGTGGCTTTCCTTTCTAGAGAAGAACTACTAAAGCTACGTAAGAGCTGCGTTACCACGAAGTTTGATAAGAGAACTCGCCAGCCAGTAGAAGAATTGAATGAAGACCTATTTACTAAGGCGTATGTATCAGCAGTAGTTAAAGGTTGGTCAGGACTAAAACTAAAATACCTAGAAGATATGTGCCTAGTAGACCTAGATGCACATAAAGACCTAGATGTTGAGCTAGAGTTTAATGAAGACAACGCTCTTTACCTTATGAAGAATTCTGTTGAATTCGATGGCTTTATTACTGATATTACTAGTGATTTAGCTAACTTTCGTAAGTTCACAGTTTGAACAGCTAGCAGAACAAATTAAGAATTTTAGTCAAAATAGGTACGCTAACATGAGTAGAGATACCTATTTTGATATGTGTGAACAGCTTGGAAACGACCCAGTAGAGTCCGAAATACCTATAGAGCTAGAGGACTTACCTATAGAAGCACAGGAAGCGTGGAAAGTATACTCTTATCTACCAGATAGAGTAGATAGTTTCAACGGTGTGTATCACGGCAAGTCTATAGAAAACGTAGCTAATTTAATGAACCTATTTGGAATAGATGACAAGCAAACTTACTTATTAATAATAACACTATTTGATAAGTACGAAACAGAAGAAATAAAGAGAAAGAAGAGGTAACCTATGGCAGAAGCTAGAAATATTAAAGTTGGCGTAACAGCAGATGGGCTAGCCGCTCTTCTTCGTGAGGCAACGGAACTAAATAGAGAACTAGATCGTGCCGAACGGCCTCGTAAAGTAAGGGCAGCTTCGGCTGCCCTTGACGCGTCTACTGCTGGACTAAATAGAGGAACTGCTGGAGCCGGTAGAACCAACCAAACTAGAGATTTCGCTAGGCAAGCTCAAGGTCTAGGTGGATTAGTACACTTGTATGCTACCTTCGCAGCTAATATCTATACTGTAACAGCTGCTTTCAATGCTCTATCAGCTGCTATGGATTTCACTAATATGGAGAAGGCAGCAGATATCCTATCAGTACGCCTAGGTACTGGTATTCGTAGTTTAGCTAAAGATATGAAGGCTCTAACAGATGGAGCTATCTCTATGTCTGATGCGCTATCTAGTGCTTCACTAGGTGCTACTGCGGGTCTGACAACTAAACAAATTAGAGAGCTTACTACTGTTGCCAAAGGTGCAAGTATTGCTCTAGGTAGAGACATGACGGATGCACTAAATCGTGTATTCCGAGGCACTATCAAGATCGAACCAGAACTACTAGATGAACTAGGCGTTATGGTTAAAGTAGACGATGCTAATAAGTCTTACGCTAGAACTCTGAATAAGACTATATCTTCACTTACCGACTACGAAAGACGCCAAGCATTCGTAAACGCAGTAACTGAGCAAGGTATTAAGAAGTATCAAGAACTGGCAGATAGCGCTGCCAACCCATTCTCTAAACTACTATCTAGTCTTAAAGACTTAGGTACAGAAACTTTACAGGTTGTTAACTCTACCTTTGGACTAGGAGCCTTTGTTAATTTACTCTCACAAAGTCCTACAGCACTGATACTTGGTGTTATGGCATTAACTAGCCTACTTATAAAAACAGCTATACCTGCAGTTGGAGAAATCTCCGCCAGATGGCGAGAAATGACTCAAATTGCTCTCGCTGCTAACCAGGCTAGCATTGCTAATATAAATAATATTCAACAAGCAGCTAATGCGCAAAAAGAAGTAGCAAAACAAGCTACCGTAGCACTACTAACTTCTAGAGATGAACTTGATAAAGACTCTAAGAAGAGAATGGTTGGTGGCAAGGATATTCATAGTAAAGTAACAGATTATATCTGGGACAAAGATAAAGACCCAGCAATTTTAGAGAATAAGAAAGCGGAGGCTATAGCCGCTATAGAGAAGGCCAAGAAAGATATAAATAAAAAGATAGGTAAGCTTGAAGATATTACTAAAGATACTCGCTATGCTGCTGCACAGGAAACAGAGCTAAAGAAGCTGGAGAGTTTAAGAGCTGACGCAGCAAGATTAGATTCCCTACAAGAAAATCTTAATAGACATAGTACTTCTGCAGCTACTGCCGCACAAGCTCAAAGAGCTGTACACGAACACGATGAAGTATTAGCAAGACTTAGAAATGAAGGTACCGCACTAGAGCACGTAACTAAGAAGCGTCAAGCGCTATCCGCGGCGTACAATCAGACCGACTTACTAGGCTTTACTGCTGGTATGAAAGAAATGAACTCTCAGGTTAATGCTCTAAACCTTGGGGGCATGGAATCTGGTCTACTAAAAGTACGTGGTGCACTAGGTGTAGTTACTGTAGGTGTATCAAAACTATTAGGTACTTTCTCTATTTGGGCCGCTGGTATAGCTATAGCATTGCCTCTTCTTAAGGGGCTAACAGACTGGCTGGGCTTAACTACTGACCATGCTAGTAAGCTTAATGAGGCACTCACCTCTGTAAGTGATAACTTAAAGCTGCACAATGAAATACAAGAGAAGATTAAGTTAAGTGCTAGTTTAGCTGATACTTATCAGCTACAGGCTGCTGCTGCTAACGCTTATGCAGATTCTTTACAAAAAGTTGAATTGGCTAGCAAAGAACTTAACGCATATAAAAACGCTGGGGTACTAACCAGAGTAGCAGAGCAGGCCACTAACCTAGTAACTTTTGGTACTGGTGGGGCTGTCGGGTCAGACGCAAATAAGGGACTAATAGAAGAGTATGATAGACTAATGGCTAGTGATGCAGACTTCGCAAGAAGAAATGCAGGTAGATTTCAACGTAAGTCTGGGGCCTTTAATGAGTCTACGGAGTATCTTACTGCGCAAGGTGCTTTCGATACAGCTAACCTAGGAGGTTGGGGTACCGGCCAAGAAAAGGTTATTGAAAGTATACTTAAGGCTCTAAAAGACCCCGAACTTGAGAAATCTGCAAGAGCGTACAATGAAGCCTCTAACGGTATGATAGCTAACTTCAAGGAGTTAGATACTATTACTAATGAGTATTCTATTAGTATTACTAACCAGTCTAAAGACCTAAAAGCTTTAAACGCTTTTAACTCTTCTACTGTTAACGTATTCAAGCAGTTGGCTGACCCTCGTGGTGGTGTAGCAAACGTAAGTCAGTACTTAAAAGGTATTACTAGTCAGTTTCAAGAAATGTCTAGCGTATCTCTGCCTAGTACCTTAGTCAAACTAAGTACAGGATTACAAAGAGTAGAAGACGATGCAAATCGGATCTACCAAATACAGAAAGACTTAGCTGCAGGTGATGTAGATAAACTAAAGCAAGCCGAAGCACAAAGAACTAGAAATATTGAAGTAGGCTCTCAGGCAGAGATAACAGCAGCTGGTGGTATTGGTGCTGTACAGCGCGAATTTATTGACTATAATCTTAAAGCTACTGAAGCCCTAGCTAAACTAGCTACTGCTGCTACTGACTCTGCGATAATTCAAGCTAAAGTAGCTAGAAACTTAAAAACTTCTCAACTACTAACTAGCTTCTCTGGTTCTAATACTGCTCTAATATATCGTAGAGAGCAGGAAGCAGAAAGAGCAAGAGTTAACGCTGAGAATGCTGCGCAGCGTACTAATATTAAAGAGCTAAAAGCTAGTAAGAGTGGTACTGAAGGAATCTTTAATACTTTAGTAGAACAAATTACTACTAGACTTGGCCTTGGTAGTGGTATGAACGTAGCAATAGACAAGGCTACTACACCTAGCGGAAAAATTCAGGAACTAGCTAAAAAGGATATAACACCAGCAGAGATGGGTAACCTATTAAATACTGCTGGACAGCTACAGAACCTTAACGCTGCTTTAAGTATAGCAACTAGCAAAATCACTCTAAATAACTTAACTCTGGATACTAAGGCTCAGAAAGCAATCAATGATATAGTAAAAACAGCGTCTGACTTAGCTTCTCTAGCTATTACAAGAGAGCAGAATAAACTAGATGCTAGCTTAGTATCTTTAGAGCATACACTTGAAAGAGACTCTTCTCTTAACTCAGAAGACCTAGACGCTAGAAATAGATATAACATAGCACTAGAACAAGCTCAGGCTAATGAACTTATAGCAAGGGCAAAGTTTATTGAGGCAGATACTAAAGCTGCGGAGGTACCTAAGCAGTTTCCTAAAACGTGGACTGAGGACCAAAGGGTTGCCGCTAGAGACTTAATAGACCTACGCACAGCCGCAGAAATAGCACAAGAAAAAGCCATATCTGATAGAAACTTAGTAGATGTTACTGAAAAAGCTAGGGTAGAAGCTACTAGACTAGTTAATATGCAAAATGCTATTAACCTGCTAGAAGAGGAAAACACACTACTAAGTGACTATTCTAGCCTAGTACTTTCCGTAACACAGAACTATGGACTACTAAATAGCACTACTAATACCTCTATTAGTAACCTAGTATCACAAGTAGCTCTTGAAGATAAGCTTTATAGTCAGCAAGTAGATAGATTAAAAGAAGCTCTACTAAGTAATAATACTGTTAGTGGACAGATCGAGTATACGTCTAAACTAGCTAAGCTAGAATCAGATGCTCTAGAAAGTAAAATTAAGAAGGTTAAACAGCTTAGTACACTATATGCTCAACAGAATAGCCTAGTACTTAAAACTGCAGAACAGAATGGTATTAAAGAAACATTTACACCTGAAAACTTAGCAGTTGCTGGTAGTGTAATGGCAGATAGAATTTCCGAATCCATTGGAAAGTCCGAAGCCTGGCTACATCAACTCTCTACTGGTATTATAGATTCTGTAGTAACTATAGTCGATAACTTTACTACTATGATCCAAAAGCTCAGTGAAGAGCGTTTCCACTGGAGAACCTTCATAGAGATGGTTAGAAATACTTTCAGTGATATGGTTAGAAGTATTGCTTCAGATATGATTAAGAACGCAATGCTAGGCTTTATAAAGCAAGGACTAGAAAAGATTAAGCCAGGCTTGGGCAAGTCTAGTGAAGAAAAAGCTGCGGATGTTCTAAATTTAAGTCTTAAAACTAACGCTACTAGCTTAGATACCTTAAATGTTACTATCACTAACCTAACTACTCTGCTAAGTACACAAAAAAGCTTACCAAATCTAGCTGGTGCATTTACTAAACCACTACCGGGTGTAGATGCAGTTATTACTACTACAGACCCTAATGGTAACGTTATACCTGAATCTACTCCTAGTATAACACCACAACCAGAAGTAGGTGGACGCTTACTAGCTCAAGCTGAGGCTACTAAGGTTACAGACTTAGGAAAAGCGGCAACTAATATAAAACTAGCAGCAACCACAGACAGTGCATCCACTAAAACTTTTGCCCAGACTGTAACTGACATGGGAATTTCAACAAATGTATTTAGTGGTGCAGTAGGTGGCCTAGTTGGTGCTTTACTTACTGGTGGCTCTATGAAGGGTGCTTTAGCTGGTATAGCTACCGGTGTGGCAACTAATATGATCACTAGTGGAGCTATGAAAGCCTTTGGATTCGCAAATGGTGGTATTATGTCTTCCAGAGGTGCTGTACCGCTTCATAAGTATGCTACTGGGGGTATTGCAAGCTCACCTCAACTAGCACTATTCGGTGAAGGTAGACGAAATGAGGCTTTCGTACCACTACCTGATAATAGAAGCATACCTGTAACTCTAAACGGTTCAACAGGCGGCGGTATGGTAGTTGGTGATACTAATGTCTATGTCACAATTAGTAATAGTGGCGAAGGTTCTTCTAGTAAAATCGATGTTAAGCAGGCTAAAGAGTTTAGTAGTTCTATGACCACTGCAATTAAAAACGTAGTTCAAGAAGAGCTTATTAAACAGTCTAAGCCTAATGGTATGTTATATGCAAGGAGGTAATTAAGTGGCACAAATATTTACTTGGGTACCTTCTACGGGTTTTACTAAAGAAAGTCAACCAGAAGTAACCACTACCAAGTTTGGTAGTGGTTATTCACAAAGAATCAGATATGGTATAAATACTATTACGTCCTCTTGGAGTCTGAGCTTTGTTAACCAGCCAGTTGCAGTAGCTAACGCTATTATAGCTTTTCTTGAACTTCATGGAGGCGCAGAGTACTTTTTATTTCAACCTCCTGGGGAGTCCATCTACTATAAAATTATCTGCAGTACTTGGAATTTAGAGTATACTTCGCATATTAGTAGAACCGTAACAGCAACCTTTACTAGAGTATATGATATATGATAATTAACGAAGTTTTATCAAGTTCACCAAGTCATATAGTAGACTTATTTGAGGCGGATTTTACATCTATTAGCTCAGTACCTATTGATACAGCAGGAAATACTGTATTAAGATTCTTTAATGATATTAATGAGTTAGGTTCAGAACTGGTATGGGACGGAGATACATATACTAGGTACCCATTTGAACTATCTGGTATTGAATGGAGTGGTGCAGGACTTCCTACACCTAAGTTAACACTAAGTAACATTGGGGGTCTATTAACAGCTCTTAACTTTAAGTACCAAGATTTACTTGGTCTAAAGGTAACTAGGTATAGAACTATGCTTAAGTATCTAGATGCTGTTAATTTCCCAGGTAATAGCAACCCAGAAGCTGACCCAACTGCTAGTTTTCCTAAAGAAGTATACTATATTGATAGGAAAGTACTAGAAAATAATAGTGTTGTAGAGTATGACTTAGTATCTGCGCTAGATATAAGCTCTATAAAGCTACCTAGAAGACTAATTATTCAGAATATGTGCCAGTGGCGATATAAAGATTCAAACTGTGGGTACATTCCAAGCGAGCATGGAAATAGAATGTCTACCTCTGAAGGGGTAGTAACAACTGACCCCCAACTGGACAACTGTGGAAAGCGTTTATCTGATTGCAAGTATAGATTTGGAGCAACAAGTGTACTCAACTATGGAGCCTTCCCAGGAGCCGGATTATTTAGCTAGTTTTAAGAATCATGCACTCTCTAGTCCGACTAGAGAGTGTTGTGGTTTAGTTGTGGAGGTACATGGAGTACTAGTTTACAAACCATGCACTAATATAGCTACTAAAGACTACGACTTTACTATTAGCCCTTTAGAGTATGCATATATAGAGAGTTTAGGTGATATTAAGTTTGTATGTCATAGCCACTTAGATAACTCTGCTAAGCCATCAGATGTTGATAGAAAAGTATGCAACTATGGGACAGTTCCATGGTTAATATACTCAACTAAGTCTTCTGCTTTAGTAACTATGTATCCAGGAGAGGACGAAGTACCTATTATAGGTAGGCAGTATAAGTTTGGAGTACTAGATTGTTATGGTCTAGCGCAGGATGTTTATAAAGAACATCTTGGTATTACTATCGGTAGACCCCAAATTGAAGAGACTGAGTGGTTTAAGCATAAAACCAACTTACTAGAAGAACACGCTTTAGAATACGGCTTTACTAGAGTTTCAACATTAAACGAGTTCGACTTAATATTATTTAAGGCAGGGGACTCAAAAATACCAAATCACGTAGGTGTGAAGACAGATGGTAATACTTTTATACACCATTTAGCCCACAGACTATCAACAAAAGAAGTATACGGCGGATACTGGCAGAAGTGCACCGTAGGAATATATAGGCATAAGGACTTACTATGAGAGAAGTAGAACTACACGGAGAATTGGCAAAAAGATTTGTTAGCAAAGCTAGCTTCGATGTTAGTTCTGTTGCTGAAGCTTTCAGAGCCCTTTCTGCTAATTTCAAAAATTTTAAGCAGTATATTATTAATTATAAGCCTGGTTTTATGATTAAAGTAGGCGACTTATTTCTAACCCAAGAAGACCTAAGTACCCCAATAGGTAAAAAAGATACTATACATATTATCCCTTATGTAACTGGTTCTGGTAAACTAGGTACTATTATAGTAGGTGCTGCACTAATGTGGATTACAGCCGGAGCCGCGGCAGCAGCTGTAGCCGGACAGACTACTATTGGTGCTGTAGCAGGTTTCTCTGGTATTGGTGTATCAGTAGGAGTAGCTTCAGCCATTAGTCAATTAGGCGTAGGACTAGTTTTAGCAGGAGTATCATCTCTGCTATTCGCTCCACCTAAACAACAAGTAAGTACTCCAGTAGAGAATACTCCTAATACTTACTTTAATGGCGCTGTAAATACCGTTACTCAGGGATTGGCAGTACCGATCGGATACGGAAAATTAATAGTAGGCTCAGCAGTTATAAGCGCAGGAATTACACTAGATAGTGACTAAGGATACCCAATGAATAAAGAAGTGCTAATTACTGGTTCTAAAGGTGGAGAGCAGTCACACACTCCAGTTGAAACAGCTGATAACTTAAAATCTAGCGCATATGTAGAGTTTGTTGACCTAATCTGCGAGGGTGAGATTGAAGGTCTTGTTACTGGAGATGCTAAGTCCTTATACCTAAATGGTACTCCAGTACAAAACTCTGATGGTACATATAACTACCCAGACTATACGTTTACTTTCTTAAAAGGTACACAGTATCAGGATCCTATACTTGGTTTTGATACTGTAGAGTCTGGAGTTTCTGGGCCTGGTGAGGTAAAGTACTCCCTCCCTAAGAGTGTTACTTTTAGTAATGCAAATGCAGACGCTGTACGCATAATTGTAGCTATACCAGCACTTGTAAGTTACGCTGATAATGGTGATACTAATGGGTCAAGCTTAGTATATGAAGTACTACTAAGTGTTAATGGTGGTACGGCTACAAAGCTAATAGAAAAGACTGTAAGTGGTAAGACCACTTCTAGGTACCAATTAAGCCATAAGATTGATTTGAGCGCTTTTAGAACTAGTGAAAATGATAGCTTTACGCTAACTCTTAAGAAGACCTCAGTAGACTCTAGTAGCCTCAAAGTACAAAGTAGCTTATACTTTGACTCCTATACCCTTATATCTAACACGAAGCTACGGTACCCTAACTCAGTTATCTGTGCATCTAAGGTATCCTCTAGTCAGTTCTCAGTGGTACCTACACGTGGTTACTTCTTAAAGCTACTAAAAGTAAAGCTACCTACTGGGTATAACCCAGAGACTAGAAGCTACCCAACTATTTGGGATGGAACACTAGATAACTACGCATGGACGGACAATCCTGTTTGGTGCTTCTATGACTTAATCACTAATGACCGCTACGGTCTAGGTGAGTATCTAGATGCTTCTCTAATAGATAAGTGGGCCTTATATAGTATCGCGCAATACTGTGATGAATTAGTTCCTGATGGTTTTGGTGGTACTGAACCTAGATTTACCTTGAATGCGTACATACAGTCAAGAGAAGATGCTATTAAGTTAGTAACTGATTTAACCAGTACATTCAGAGCTATGGTATACTGGGGTGGTGGACTACTGACAGCAGTTCAAGATTCTAGTACTAGTACTCCTCTAATGCAATTTACTAATAGTAATGTAGTTGGGGGTACTTTTAACTACTCTGGAGCTTCAAAGAAAGTAGTACATACTGCTGCACTTGTAACTTGGAATGACCCATCAGATCAGTATAAGCAGAAGGTAGAGTACGTTGAAGATAGAGAGTCAATTGCTAGATACGGTTATAATCCTACAGATGTAGTAGCTTTCGGGTGTACCTCTAGAGCACAAGCACATAGAGTAGGAAAGTGGCTACTATATACCGAAAGAGTAGAGTCCAGTGTTGTAGTATTCAGTGCAGGCCTAGAAGCCTCCTACCTTACCCCAGGCTCTATAGTTAAGGTATTCGATGAATCAAGAGCAGGTGTAGAGTTTGGTGGTAGAATACTTTCTAGTGCTATTAGTACACTTAACGTAACAGCTGTACTTGACAGACCTGTAGCCTTAACGTCGGGAACTCAGTACTATATTCGTGGTACAGTAATTTCTGATGGCACATTAAGCACTATAACTCAAGCTATCCCTACTAGTCAAAACGGACCTTCAGTATCTACTTTAGTACTCGATAAGAATAGTAATACTATACTATTAGCACCAAATATGTCTTGGACTATTTATAGCGAAGGTACTATAGATGAAGAGCTTTATAGAGTCTTAAGTATTAGTGAGTCTGATAGTGTAGGTATTTATGAAATATCTGCAATCTACCATGACCCAAATAAGTTTGACTATATTGAGAATAACGTAGAATTAGAAGATAGAGTCTTCTCAACTATTAGTACTATACCTGGAGCAGTAGATTATACAAAAGTAACTAGTTCTAGTGGCACATTTACTGACTCTACCGGTTCAGTAAGAACTAACTTAAATGTTGGTTTTGAAAGGGTAGAGTACGCCGCTAGTTATACAGTGGAACTTAAAGAAAGTTCAGGTAACTGGGTAATTGTAGCAGATAAAACTACAAGTACTAATATTACTTTACAAGATATAGTACCTGATTCTAGCTACTCAGTTAGAATTACACCCTTCAATATTTTAGGAGAACCAGGTCCTGCGGTAACTAAGGAAACTATTGCTGTAAATAGTACCTCTTCTGAAGTATATGCTTATCAGGTTCAAAACTTTTCCGCTACTTTACGTGCAACTGATATACTACTATCGTGGGATAGCTTTACTTCCGTAGGGTTTACTACAACTTATACTATTAAGCTAGGTAGTTCCTTTGATACTGCTACCGAAATAGTATCTGGATTAACCACTAACTCTTTTACTGTTAATCCTAATACTCTAGGTGAGTATAAGTTCTGGATTGTTTATACCTTTAATATACTAGGTGATACATCCGCACCTATTAGTACTACTATCAACCTAGAGAAGCCTTTACCACCTATTGATTTAAATACTGATGGTAAGGCATATTCTATCAGACTATCCTGGGATTATCAACAACAAAAAGTAGACCTAGATACAGTACAGGTATGGAGTTCTAGTACTCCAGATAGAGCTAACTCAGTATTACTTGTAGAGCTACCTTTTGGTACTCGTGTATACACTGTAACTGACCTAGATGCCGCTGAAGTAGTATACTTCTGGCTAAAAGTAGTTGATACAAGAGGAAATAGTTCCGACTTTTACCCGCTAAGTGCTACTAATGGAATTAGAGGTCAAGCTAACCTAGAGGTTTCTACATTACTAGGTATACTAGCAGATTCCATTACCTCTAGTGAACTAGCAGGCTCATTAAGCTCCAGAATAGATTTAATTGACGCTAGTAGTAGTGTAGAAGGCTCAGTAGACTATAAAGTTCTTCAGGAAGCTAATAGAGCTAACGCAGTAAACTTATCAACAACTAGACTTCAGCTAGACTCGGATAAATCCCTAGCTGAGAGCATACTACTAAACACCTTAAATGAGGATGCTAATAGAGAGCTACTACAAGGTACTATAGCTAGAGCAAGCTCTACACTAAAAGAATTCACTATTGAAGGTATTAGTGCAGAAGCTACCGCTAGACAAGCCCTAGAAACTAGCTTAGTAAATAGTATAAGTGCTGTTGCCGCAGATATAGAAACTGAAGAAACTGCTAGAGTTAATGCAGTAAGTGCTGAAGCTACTGCTAGGCAAACATTAGCTACTCAGTTTAGGGGTTCGTATGAAGGTAATGATGCAAGTCAACTAACTTCTGGGTTACTATACCAAGAGTCGGTAACTCGCTCGAACGCAGATAACTCTCTTTCTCAACAGATAACACTGCTATCCGCCGGAGCAGGTGAGCAATTTGACTGGCAATCTATATGGTATTTTGATAGCTCCATAGAAGATTGGACAGGTAATGGTACCCCTACTATAGAGGTAAGTGGGTGGTTACGACCAGCCAATCAAACCTCTAATGCATACGTAATATCTCCTACTATAAATGTTAATGCTGCTAAATATGGACAAGTAAAATTACGAGTACGCGCAGTTGGTACTCCAACCTTCGCCGGATATCTATGGTGGAATACCTCTACAGAAACTACTTGGGATACTTCTAGAAGAATAGCCTTAGACGAGCCAGTATTAGATAGTAACGGAATTGGTCTAATTCCTACGACTATAAACTGGTTTGGTACTGTAACACAGATAAAAATAAGTTTATCTGATGCCCAAACGAGTTCCAATTACTATGAGTTAGACTGGGTAGCTATTGGTCGTCCCTCCCCAGGCGCATCTAGTGCACAACTACTAGAACTTGAAAGAGTAACAGTAGATACTAGTAATGCAACTTCTTTAGCTTCTAAGTTAAGTACCTTAGACGCCACTATCAATAATAGTGTTACTGGTTTAGTTGATACTGTTGCTAATATCAAGGATACATATACGGTTATAGCAGATATAGAAGAATCCTCCGCGTCCGCACAGAGAACTTTACTATCTTCTATTGGTAACCCGGTAAGAGTTATTTACTCAAGTACCCAACCTACTCCTCAAACTGTAGTAACTACTTTAGAGGACGGTAGTACTTTTAGCTCTAGTACTATTAATACTGGTGATATCTGGTTTGATACTTCTAATGCTAATACATCTTATATTTTTGATTGGCCTTATTGGGTATTAGCAACTAGTATAAATACTGCAAATAATACTGCATTTATTGATTCGTTAGAGGAAACCTTAACGAACCCAACAACAGCTACTACAACTCTATGGAAAACCGCAGTATCTGAAGTAGTTGATTTAAATACAGGACAATCAAAGCTAACCGCTAGTTTTTCAGAGATCGATAATACTATTGCTGATGAAACTAGAGCTCGTGTTAGTAGCATTAGAACCCTAGAAGCTTCTAGCAATAGTACTGATGAGATACTATTAAATAATATACTAAACCTTGAAGATGCTAGAAAAGCTCAAACTGCAGCAGTAGCCTTCGCTGTACAAGAGCTAAACACTAGAACTGAAGAAGGTTTACTAGCAGAGGCTACTAGTAGAGAACTATTATCAACTACGGTTACTGGAGAGCTAGCCTCCCTAAGTGGTAACATTGAAAGTGTTAGTGAGGCCTTGACAACTTTAGAAGATAGTTCTGTACTTAGACTTAGTACTATTGAAGCCAGATTTATAGGTTTTGGAACTACTGATACAGTAGCTTCTAAAATCTCCGATTATGCATACTCTAAAGTAGATGCGGATACTGCAATAGCTACAAGTACTAATGCGCTAGAAACAACTATCAATGGTCAGCTAGGTGTTATCAATAGTGGCCTATTAACTAAAGAAACGGCTAAGATAGGGTACTGTACTGGTGACAGTAGTATACTAGATAAAGTATCTTGCGAAGCTGCTGGAAGAGTATGGGTTGCACAGCCTTTAGCAACTGCAGTAAAGCAGCTAAGTATAACAGCAGCGAATGGACAAACAGCGTCTATTCAACAGCAGTTTGAAACTATCTACGGAGCTAGCGGACTTAATAGCCAGTATAGTGTAAAACTAGACAGTAATGGTTATGTAAGTGGATTTGGTCTATATAACTCTGGCAGCAGTTCAGAGTTTATAGTAGCTACGGATAAGTTTGCTGTAATACCTCCTACAGTTGTTGGTACCGAGCCAGTAATTAAGTATCATGGACAGTACTGGAAGTCTGGTAGCATATTTAAGCGTTGGAATGCTAACTTAACTACTCCTGCATGGGAAGTTGTAGACTACAAGTTACCTTTCGCGGTACTTACTACGCAGGAAACCATCAATGGGGAGCTCTTTGAACCTGGTGTATATATTGATGGTGCTAGCATTGCTAAGTCAAGTATCGGCAATGAGCAGGTAGATAACCTAGATGCTACTAAAATAGCTACTGGGTACTTAAGTGCTGATAGAATAGAGGCGGAATCTATTACAGTAGCTAAGATCGATACTAAGCTGCTGACTATTAAGGACGCTAATGGGACTGTTATTTTTGGAGTTAATGCTACAGTTCCAGCTACTAACTTACCAGATGAAAGTCTAAATAGCAACGTAAGTCTAAATTCACTAGGCTACCTAGGTGCACTAGATGCTACGAATGGTAGTAGCTTAGTAGTTTCTGATTTCTCGTCTGGTATGACTAATTGGACTACTGATAGAGATGGTAGCCCTAGCACAGTTGCTACTATTGAGGGAACTAAAGTAACAGATGATGCACTATTTGGAGTATGTGGGGAATTTAATTGGCTAAATACTTCTGGTGAGGATATTCTATCAAAACAGTTAGTAACTATTGTACCTAGTAGAGTATATAAAATTACTGCTACTTTTAAAGTAGTAAGCTTTTCATCTGCTAGTAGTGCTCCATTTGATATAATTATTGCTAGTAATGCGTCTGACTATACAATTATAGGTGCAGATGATGGACCTAACGTTACTGCTACTGCTATAGATACGGTATACTCTGCCAGTGCAACTATATGCACGGACTCTACTTCAGGAGCTGATAAGACCTTTCTACCAACTGCTAGGTACTTTAGAGCTGGATTAAGACTTGCTAGTAGCATAAGTGGTTCTATGGTAGTAAGGATTAAGTCTATACTAATTGAGGATGTAACAGACTCTTTTAGTGCCCAAAAGGCTTTAAGTAGTATTGCTAGTGATGCTGTACTATCTAAGTATGAAAAGCCAGATGTACTTAACGAGTGGAATGTTCTCACAGCCGAGCATGCACGTATTAATATACAGTCCGGAGCTTTTAGCTTAGTTGCTGAGAGTACAACATTTAATAGTATTCTGGAGTTACTGGGAAAATACTTAAACGGCGGAGTTGACTGGGACTATAGCGTATTCTTCCCTACTCTACCTAGCTGGTTACAAGATTTATCTACCGATCAACCAATAGTAGGTAGTGACTTTAGAAGTGCTTTTACTAACTACTACACAGCTAGGCAAAATATGCTGAATGCTATAGCAGCAAAAGCAGCAACTATGGCTACTTGGAGTGGAATACCTACAGGATCAGGTAAACCCGCTGATAATGCTACTAGAAATAAGGTCTTTAGACAGGCTACTGCTCCTACTGCTGATATGGCAGCAGGTGACTTCTGGATAAAAAATACTAGTCCATATAGTATTAGTGAATATAATGGTACTGCATGGGTACAGACAGGTGACTTAACTAGTCAGAATACCGCTGCAAGTATAGCTGACCAAGGAGCATTTGCTACACTAAGCCAAATTACTAAGGCTAATGCAAGTACTTATATAGCTAGTACAGCTATCGGTAGTGCCTTTATTGAAGACGCAGCTATTACAAATGCTAAAATTGGTAGTTTTATACAGTCAGATAATTACGTAGCTGGTACGTCTGGGTGGAGTATTAATAAAACTGGTGATACAGAATTTAGAGGCCCTTCAGGGCACCTAAAAATCGCGAGTACAGGCTCTAGTATTGAATTTAAGAAGGCTTCAGGTGCTACCAGCTTTAAGGTTGATACTTCTGGAAACGCAACATTTTCAGGAGATATTACAGGATCTACTGGAACCTTCTCTGGAAAGTTAGCAGCTGGCGTACTAGATGCTAGTGCTTTCGCAGGTCTAAGCTACACATACAACTCTAACCAATCTTTCACTATTCCAACTAAACCTAGTGACTGGTCTACTATGCATATGAGAGTTACTCTTATAGGTGGTGGTGGTGGTGGTGGTGGTGGTGGTTCTTGGACATTTGGAGGGGGCGGAGGTGGTGGAGGCGGAGGTGCCGGATACTCTAGCACTACAGTATACCAAACTATTAACACAGGAAGTGTATACTCTATAGTTGTAGGTGCACCCGGTGGTGGTGGTTCAGGTGTCACAGCACCGGAACCCTACAGCGGGGGGGGTAATGGACGCCTAGGGTACCCAGGTACTAGCGGAGGATCTACTATACTATATAATCCAGCAGGTCAGGTAAGCTTATCAGCGAGCGGCGGCGGCGGCGGCGGTGGTGGAGATATGATTCTAGGAGGTGTATTAGGTACCGGTAGTATAAACGGGCAACCAGGAAATAACGCAAGTGCAGCTGGTGGTTCCAACTTAGGAGGAGCCGGTGGTGGCTCAGGGTACGGAGCAGGGGGTAGAGGTGGAAATGGTGGTAAGCCTTCAGACTCAGGATCTTCAGGTACTTGGGGTGTAGCTATCATTGAGTTTTTTGACCCTAATTTCGTAGTAACTAATACTAGGTACCAAAATTTAATATCCTGGCTTAATAGTAGGGGTATAGGTACTGTACCTACAAATGCTATATAAAGGAGTAACAAAAATATGACAACATGGTACAGAACAGGTACTATAAGTATGAATACCAGTGCAACTACCGAGAGTTATCTCGGAATTAGTTATACTGGTAGGCAAATTGTAACCGCGGGGAGCACTGCTCCCTTGTGGTCTTCTTCTTTACTTAGTATTGGAGAAGGAATCCAGCTTCCTGATGGAAGAGTTTACGAAATTGCTGCCCTAAATCAGGCAACACAAAAAGTATATATTACTAGTGAGTATAGTTCTACTAGCTTTACTAATCAGGCTTACCAGATTCTACCTATGCAGGGGTATATTAAGTCCCTAGCTAACAGAGCGGCCGAACTAGTATCTAGTTATGGTACTGCTATAGACTCTGCTTTAGCAGGTAAGTTCTCAGATGGTACAGAATCCGCTCCTGGAATTAGTTATGTAGCAGATACCGATACTGGTATTAGGCGTGTTGCTAGTGGTACTCAGGCTATTGTTGCAAACGGAGTAGCCGTAGTAACAGTTGGTCCCGCAGGGTTAGAGGCAACTACTATAGATACTACTAATTTAGAAGTTACCAATATCAAAGCTAAAGATGGTACTTCTTCCATAACTGTGTCTGACTCTAGTGGTAACGTATCTATATCTAAGAATGTTACTTTGGGAGACGCTACTACAGATACTGTTACTGTTAAGGGTTATATGTCTATAGGAGGTAATCCTCTAGTCAGTTCAGGTTTATATATCTCCCCTAATGCTCTGAGCTCTAGTTCACAGTACGGACTAGTTAGTAGTATAGTTACTACCACCGGAGCTACTTCTCAAGCGGTTGGAGTCTACTCAGATGTAACTACACCTGCATCAGTATTTACAGTGGGTTCAATATACGCGTACTATGCTGGAAACGCTATTAAAGGTGCAGGATCTGTAATAACTAGTGCGCACGGATTATACATCGCAGACCAGACTCAGGGCACTAACAACTACGGCATTACCTCCGCAGTATCTTCAGGTACTAACAAGTGGAATATCTATGCTTCTGGTACAGCTACTAACTATTTTGCTGGTAGTGTAAGTATTGGCACTTCAACGCTTAACGCTTGGGCTTCTACATATAAATATATAACAGCATACTTCTCTGGTGGTTTATTTAGTAGTGCTTCCGGTGACGTTGGTATGGTATCTGGTGCATACAATAATGGAACTAATTGGATTTATACGTATACCCAGAGCCCTACTAAGTATGAGTTTGGCCCCAGTATAGGCCGACACGCTTTTTATACGGCATCTACGGGTACCGTTGGAAATACGGTTACCTTTACTGAGCGTCTTGGAATTAATCAAACAGAAGTAGTATTTAATGATACTAGTAGTGACTATGACTTCCGTGTAGAATCTGACACGAATACTCATGCTCTATTTATAGATGCATCTACTAGTAAAGTAGGTATTAATAACTCTACACCCTCTGAAGCATTATCTGTTATAGGTAGCGTAACTGCTAGCGTATCTATTACAGAAGCTGGTAAAGCTGTAGTATCACAAGCAGACGTAGGTACTGAACCTAACCAGGTACCTCTTAACCAGTACCTTGGCCAGATGGCCTACCGTGACAACGTAGAGCTACCAATCCTCCCAGGCGCTGGTATTACGTTGGGCACCGGCACGATCTGCAAGGGGGCGTACACGTCGGAGAGTATGCTTAAGCAGGTCCGAATCGTTGTTGACCTGACCGGCCTCAAGGGTGGGGGTACAGCCGGCGACCTGATCGGGAGTGACTCCACCACGATCAACTCCACGAAACAGCCTTGCTTCATAGGACAAGTACCACCAGGTATGGTTGTACTAGGCGGACGTATGACCTGTTTAGAAACACCAGCAGGTGGAGGTACTGACATAGACCTATACTCAGCTCTAGAAGGTACAGGGATTCATGATGGTGCAGTAGGTGACCTAACCGAAACACAACTTATCAACGCGGGTGTTCAAGCTATAGGGGCAGTAACTTATCTTGTAGCAGATCCTGCTACAGCTTCCTACCTGTATCTCGTAAGCCAAGGCACCAGCACCACCGCATATACAGCCGGCCGATTCCTGGTCGAGTTATTTGGAGTATAACTATGGCTATCAAAAACCTATTCCCTGAAATCAAACCGTCGCTGAATCTTGACTTTGCTAATACCAAACAGCTTGACCCACGTATTGAGTTCGCACGTGCTACTGCGGGAAATTACTACGATGGCAAGACCTTTGCGAAAGCTGAAGAGAACCTACTGTTATATTCGCAAGAGTTTGATAACATTTACTGGACAAAAGCAAATAGCTCTGTCACTACAAATACAGTAGTGGCACCGGACGGAGCAGCAACTGCT